CTTCTTGGCCAGCCATTCTTCGATGGCACTCTTTACGGTTTCATCGGCAGATGGGGTCGGCTGAGGAGTTGGCTCAGGAGCTTTAGTCTCTTCAGGAGCAACAAAACCAAGCTCTTCGAGCTTACCTCTCTGCTCAGGATCATTAAGCGCTCGAAGGAACTCAGATGGAGAATTATTAAAAGACGAACGAACATGAGACGGAAGACTTTCAAAGTATTCAGTTGCACGAGCAACAGCATTCTGAGCAGTCTGAAAATCTGTGACGTCAGAAAAGTCGCCAAATTGGATCGGACGCTTCGGAGAAAAAGGATCGGTCAAAAAGCCTGTCTCAGCATACTTCTGAAGAATATTGTCGATCATGGTCTCATCTTTAAAGTGCTGTTGCGTCATCGACGGTTCAGTAAAGACAATGCCTTCAGCAGTTGAATTTGTGTGATTAATTTTGAACTTCATATAAGCTCCATATAAAAAAGTCCTCGAACTGCGCGAGGACTGATTAGAAGAATCTCCGGGTTGCGGCCGCGTCTGTACTTAGACTGCGGACGGCGCAGGCGCGGCCGCTTTGGCGTCCTCAATCGTAGAAACGAAAGCAGTCGCAGCAGCGATCTGAGTCGGGGCGCAGGCTACAAGCTCTCCAGTTTCGTCAGAATACTGACCAATCTCATACAAGAAAAAATCATCAGGATGCTGACCTACCGTCGTGCGGCTATCACGAACAAGATCAGAGAAAGAGCGAGAAGCATCAGCCGCAGAACGGCTGAAAAACGGCGTATTAAAAACCTGAAGTTTCGAATCGAAAACGGAAAAAACTTTAAGGATCATGATTGATTCTCTTCCATAACGCGTCTAAGTTTTGCAGCTTTCAATTCTTGGACGCGTTCACGAACTGAAAGACGTTGCGGCGAAGCTTCGCCAGTATCTTCAAAATCGCGGCCTCGCTTTTCGCGAAGACGCTTAATCTCTTCATAACGAACAATATCAGAACGCTCTAACAGCTTATCAAAATAAGCCGGAGGGTTCATCATAATCTTTTCACTAAGAATAAGTCGATCATTAGTATAAATGTCAGTCATGTACTTTTCACAGAAATCATGACCGATACCAGGCTTTAGCGAGCAATGACAAAATTCAGCAACCTTACCATCGTAATGCGATAATTTCAAGGGGCCTGTAATTTTCTTTGTCACATAACGAGCAACATAAGCCGCAGTCTCAAAATTAACTGCGCCAATGGAACTAAAACCATAAGGCCAAAGTTTCTCAAGCGTACGGCTACGATATAAGTTATTGCCTCGACGAATCGACCAGAGCTGTTTATCTACAAAAGTAACGCCAAAAATGATGGCGTGATAGTGAGGACGGCCAAGCTTATCGCCATATTCACCACACATAAAAAAGCGAAGCTGTTGACCAAAACGACTCATGAAGTACTTACGCATACGCTTCATGAACAACTGAAAATGCTCGTAATGAAGTGAACCATCTGCAGGCAAATGAGCATCATCATAAGTCAGCGTCAAAAACATGTTGTTCTTATGAGACTTCGCTTCGACTACGCATCGAGCAGCCCACTCGCGAGATTTCGAAAGACGACAACCAATACACTGACCGCACGGAATTTTAAATTCTGAAAACGGAATAGCTTTAGACGAATCAAACGTTATCGCATTACGTTGTCCATCTTTCGTCTTTTGACCAGCAAGACGATATGCTGTTATCGGGTGAAAGCAAGGCATTTTTCAAGACACGCAATATGAAGCTCACGAAGAATCGTTTCACGAGAAGAGCGAGAACGAACCTGAAAGGACACTAAAGCGACCCAAGGACGATCGCGATAAAGCGTCCAGGTCACCAACTTGCGACGACCAACGTACGTCGACTCGCCAGGGATAAGCCAGCAGACGCCAAAATCTTTGAGAGTCAAACGAAAAGCCGCAGTAGCCATAGCAAAAAAATCCAAAAAATCCAAATGAAATTAAGATGTTCAAAATGATAACTATGACGACCGCGGCAGGTAATGAGGGTTAACCCTCAAGTTCAAACGTACGATTTTTTCGTACTTTAGATACGAAAACCACCACGCATAGGCGTAGCACGAGTATTCAAAGTCTTCGTGCGTGATGCACCTTTACGAAAAATACGCTTAGATGCCTTACGAGAAAGCTTGTGACGACGACGAGACATATAAACCTCACTTTTTAAAAAGTTTCTTAACGGCCTTAAAGGCCTCCCAAATTGCAGAACCAGAGTTCAGCAAAACATTAACGAACTTAAGAACAACATCTATCATTTCGCAAGATGAGCAGCACCAACAGCAGAGTTAGCCGCAGCTGAAGAAGTGTTAAAAGGATTAATGAGATTCATCCACTGGCCAAATTTCCAAGCGCCTGAATGCTCTTTCATATAATCAAAAACTAACTTCTGCTTCTCAGAAGCGATAGCAGAATTTTGGGTCATAAACTTTGCTTGCTTCAAATTCTCTTCTTGAATCTTATTAGCAATCTCCTGACCTTTAGTCTGTGACCACATCAAATTCGAGGAAGAATCAGCAGCGACAGACTGAGCGCGTTTCAAACCTGCGTCTGCTTGAAGTGCAGAATTCTGAACGTAAGTCTGTTTTTCTAAAGCATCTTTCAAATTCTTCTCAGAATGCTGAGTTGACGTTTCAGCACCAGACTTCATAGCGCCAGCGATATCAGGAGCAACGATCGTAGGTGCATTGCCAGAAGCGCCAGAACCGCCTGTAGCAGAAAGGATCGGATTAAGACCAGCTTTGCGCATATCTTCAACTTCCCACTGGTGCCTGTTTTGCATCACTTGCTTCTGATGCTTCCAGCTAAAGTAAGCAGATAAAGCAGAACTACCAAAATTGGCAGCACCGCCAATAGCTTCAGCCCAACCAAAACCCATGATTACTGTCCTAAAGCAAAGATAACTACTGTACCAACAACGGCAAGCCAAAAAACAACAGCCATATCAACTCCTTAGAAGTGATCAACCAAGCCAGGCACTGAGTAAACAGGCATCGGACGAGCACACTTCAAACGAATATACGAATCAAACAAAAACTGCGGCTCATCCTGAACGGCGATCACACGCTCAACAGGCGGATTATCTTGGATAAATTGAGCCGAAAGCGTTGGCAAAGAGCTGAACTTCTGCGCTAGATGCCAGCTATCAAGCGGCTGCGGGTCGGTCGAACGGAACTTACCAGTGATCTGTCCAGGGTAGTAACGATACTCGGCATAACGCTCTTGATAACCAAAAACTTTGTCATCTTCAGCAGTACCTTGCGCGTAAATCTCTTTGTTGAGAACAGCTTGTTCGCCAAGATGCGCGAGAACGGGCCAATAAAAATCAAATCGACCTTGGCGCGACCACATACGATTGAGACCTTGCTGGTAGGTCAAATCAGCGCGGACATTCACAAAACCAAAAACGTATCCATGTTCTACAAAAGACTTAGAAAAACCATGGAAGGAATCCGAAACAACGCCGAAGGCGGCCAAATTGCCCTGGGGCGTCGTGTCATTCGTAGCAGATGTCTGCTGCACAGGATTGATCGAAATACGAGCAGATGAACCACCAAGGTATTCAGGACGCTGGAGACGAGCGTCAGGCGAGATTACACCGAAGTGGGAACGCAAGATTTCTGTGTAGCGCGTACCACCGCGCGCATCGCGCTCATAGAGCTTTTGAATCTGGAAAGCTTGACGAAGGTCGTTGATAGAAATCGGAGTAGCACCAGACAAATCAGCAGACAAATTGTTAGCTAAAACTAAACCACGACCAGCATAAAAAGAAATCCTTCCTGGATCCGAAGGATCGGTTGCAGTAATACTCAAAGGAATGGTTTTAGGAACTAGAAGCCATCGCTGATCCTTCGAACCTAAGGAAACAGAATCAGTAAAAGAAACAGGATAAGAGGTAGACCAATTATTAACAGAATCAAGGCCGTTATCAACATGATACGAACCGTACTGAGCCGCCAAACTAACATCGCCAGAGACCTTCGCAGTGCCACCAAGCGAAATCTCCACGCCAGGACCTTTCTGCGGCCACGGCAAGCATGATGTGAAATAGTCATGACGCTTACCACGACGAACAAGACTGTAGTCAGAGATGTTGTCTGGGCCATCGCCAGTAGGAACTTTCAAAGATTCCTGAAGATTCTCGTCTCTAAACCACTCATTGAAAATGAGATTGTAAGCGCGGAAAGGAAGCGCATTTACTTTCAAAGCTTCATTGACATTGGTCGGAAGACCGAAATAATCCCAAAGCGTTTGATTCTGAACATTCGTGCCAGAAACCGTCGGAATCAAAAAGTCCGTCGAATCAGTCGGATTCTTCTGTTCACCATTGAACTTCTGCCAATTGTCCCAAACCAAACGGTTAGGAACAAAGAAAAAGAA